TCCTGGTAGGCAGATACCGAAGAAGGCTGGTGGCACCAAATCCTCTCGAGCTGCAAATGCAGCGCAAACGTTGAAGCCGTTTTGGTCCAACGGAAAACCAAAATGTCGTGAAGGATATAGATATGACTTTAAGCGTAAGATGTGCGTCAAAAAGTCATGAAACCTAATGGTACTAAATATAAATGCCCTCGATGTGGGCATATTACCTCTAGTCACACAAGAATTCGTCCACGATATATGAAGTGTGGATCTAATGGGTGTCAGCGTGCTTTAAGTACACGACACATACTCGAATAAATGTGGCTTGGATAGGCGAAGGTGTATGGTTCAATCAGTTGAATAACGAAGTTGAAGCTGTAAACGGTGTTTATTGTGATTGTTGGGACTGTACTTTTGCAGTTCCACACGATCAGTTAATTGACGGTGGAGTGTTTTTCACGAAATCTGAATACAGAGAGCATCAGAAGACAAGACGTCGTTCATACTTTGAACGGAAGAAATCTAACCAGGCTGCTAAGGACGGCATGGCACGTACGAAGGAGACAACGGAGGCAGAGGCGGTTTGGGAAGGCCGCCCTGTCCCCACATTTTTTGATATTAAATACGGTAAGTGGGAACACTATGAAGACCCAGTTCACCGATTTGAAAGAATGTTTGGTTATTGACCAATTCATGAAACATTTAGACGGAGGCTCTAAAGACCAATGGCCTCCGGTGGGTAAGTCTAGCGACACCCCGAAGGAGGTGAAAAAATCGCAAGACGGGAAGAATTACCGAACGGTAATAGGGAAGCCCGCGAATATGGGGCGGGATGTGTTTATATGCACAGAGCTAGTCCCGTCAATATGAAGAACTTAATTTGCACAACGTGCGACCACAAGACGATCCAATGGAATGATTCTATGCTTTGTATTCAATGCACTAATTGTGGCGAGATTTATTATTCATTTTGATATATCTTTATACAGGGTTAGCCTCTCCTATTGGAGATATGGAATCACAATTACATTATGCTGCAAACGGTAATTTGGCAACAGGAACTAGATATCTGAATGTTGCGAGGGACTTATCTCGTTTAAATTCAAAAAACGAAGAGATAACGACCAGGGACGGACATGTGTATGGTTACATGTGCGAATTCACTCTTAATGGTGGAACTGTAGCTCTTTATAGAGCACCTAATTCTTGGAAAATGAGAAATGCTTTTAGGAAATTTCATGCATATAGGGATATGATGTTTGAAAACGCTGGCGTTGAAGGCGATGAAATAGGTCGATATGGCAAGACAATGAGAACTTATCTCGATCCAGGTCATATAAGCGGTATCGAACTTATACCTCAAACGTTTACTAGTGCGAACGCTGACCTGTTACTTGACGGCGGAGAGTGGACTTACACTGAGCTGGCAACAACTCCAATTTATGGAGAGGGACCAAAACCGAAACTAACTTTAGAGACTTGGGCTGATTCTTTCCCCCTTCACATTTGTGAAGAAAACGGACCGGATATATTACCTACTGATGAATCTAGTGGTACATATAGTTCCGTTGGTATGATACATTCGTATAATCTGGATAGGATGGAGATTGTTACTCCAACCTCTGCGGAAACTTTGGACGCTCCAGCAAATCCACTGGCAGCGTTGCGATCTTCTGGCAATCAAGCTGCAGGGGAAATTCTTGATATTGCTATTGATCAAGAAAATGAGGAGCCACCGTATGATCAGGATGATAATGGAGATTCAATTCAAACTGTCAATGGTGCATTCGTAACCGCAACCTCTGAGTTTGCAACAGTACGTTTTAGTGCTTTTTTACCAGCAGGTGTAGCAAGATTAGTTTTAGGTGGACCTCTCAGCTTAAACATTCGCGTAGTTGGCAAAGTCCTTTGTAAGGACATGGCATAAGTATGAAGTTTAATTTATCAACTGAAGGAAAATTACCAGAACATTTCTGGAAGTATATTTTTTTGATTGTGGCTGTGAGTTGTGGTATAAACTCCGACTCAATCCTCCTAATGGTGGGTGTGTGAGATGGGCGTAGGTACTTGGTTTGTCGAGCATTCCCCTATTTTTAGAGCGGAAAGAGTTCTTAGTACTACATATTATGAAGGATTTACCGCCGGTCATGCTTCTTTGGGTCATGAGTTAAAGGGATTCGGGGGTGACCAGGTCTTTGGAGCTGGTTTTGTAGCAATGCTATTATTTCCCGGACCTGCTGATGAGTTTACATTAGGTCCGACATTAGGATGGACAATGAAAGCGATTGGTAATGAAGGTGTTTTTTACGACCCCGGAACATATGATCGGTATTCATTTGGATTACCTCGTATGAAACAGTCACCAGCTCAGGATATGACGTTACTGGGTTCTCCTGGTAGGCAGATACCGAAGAAGGCTGGTGGCACCAAATCCTCTCGAGCTGCAAATGCAGCGCAAACGTTGAAGC